ACAAACAACAAATGACCCTGCTCTCTATCTTGCAAGAGGCGCAGTATATGAGTTTGTGAATAATATGGGTGCTCATCCATTTAGAATTCAAAGCACTCCAAATGGTTCTGCAGGAACTCAATATAATAATGGAGTGACAAATAATGATGTATCAAACGGAACTTTAAGATTCGAGATTCCATTTAATGCTCCGAACACTTTATATTATCAATGCACGGCTCATGCTGGAATGGGCGGAACAATCACAATTTATCCATCAGTCTAATTATAAATGTCTTGATTTTAATTGATCTTTGTGTTATAATGATTGAGTGTGGAGGAAGTGCGGAAAGGGCAGTCATTTATTGATTGTCCTTTTTTCGTTTGATAAATAATCTATAACGGAAACCATAAGAACTAATAAGATGAGTCTTTCCAGATTAGAGAATTTTCTCAAAAATGCGCGTGGTAATATTCTATATGTGAGTCCTACTGATCTGGATTCCACAGATAGCGTTGAAAACAAAGGAAATAGCCTTACAAGACCATTCAAAACAATTCAAAGAGCACTAATTGAGGCAGCAAGATTTTCATATCAGCGTGGATTGAATAATGATAGGTTTAATCAAACAACAATTCTTCTTTATCCAGGAGATCATGTTGTTGATAATAGACCAGGATTTATTCCTGATGGAATTGGTAACTTCAGACTTCGTGATGGAACAACTACAAATGATTTTCCTGCTTGGGACCTAACCACTACTTATGATTTAACAAACGCAAATAATGCTCTTTATAAACTTAATAGTATTAATGGTGGTGTCATCGTTCCCAGAGGCACATCAATCGTTGGTTTGGATTTAAGAAAAACGAAGATTCGTCCAAAATATGTTCCTAATCCAGTCAATGATAATATTGAAAGAACAGCACTCTTTCGTGTAACTGGTGGATGTTATTTCTGGCAGTTCTCAATGTTTGATGCGGATCCAAATGGTGAGTGTTACAAGGATTACACAACAAATACTTTTGTTCCAAACTTTTCTCATCATAAACTGACTTGTTTTGAATATGCTGATGGTGTTAATGGTGTCAACATTAAAGATACATTCCAAACATATAGCACGACCAGAACTGATCTGGATATGTATTATGAAAAAGTTGGTTTAGCTTATGGAACTGCAAGTGGTCGTGAGATTCAACCAGATTATCCATCTACAGGTTTAGATATTCAACCAAAGATTGATGAATTCCGTATTGTTGGATCAACCGGTCAATCTGTGGGTATTACTAGCATTAGAGCAGGTAATGGTATTGCAGCAACTCCAATTATTACTGTTACCACATCCTCTGCTGTTGCTGGATTGGATGTTGACACTCCAATTCGTATTAAAGGAATTACTGTACCTGGATATAACGGACAGTTTGTTGTCAGTGAAAAGGTAAGCACAACTCAATTTAGATATGAAGTTCAAAATGCTCCTGTGACTGCACTTCCTTCAGCAACTGGTGCTACGGTTCAACTTCAGTCCGATACAGTTACATCAGCATCACCATATATCTTTAACTGTTCCCTGCGATCAGTTTTTGGTATGAATGGTTTGCACGCTGATGGGAATAAGGCAACTGGTTTCCGATCAATGGTTGTTGCTCAATTTACTGGCATTGGTCTGCAAAAAGATGATACAGCATTTATTAAATATAACTCCACAACTGGTGCATATGATGACAGCACAGTTCCTGGAAATGAAACTTTAAGTAATGACTCCAGAGCAGTCTTTAAACCTGCTTTTACAAACTTCCACATTAAGGCATCAAATAATTCTGTTATTCAAGCTGTTTCAATCTTTGCAATTGGATATACCGAACACTTCGTTGTGGAAACTGGTGGTGACATGTCAATCACCAACTCCAACTCTAACTTTGGTGCAAGATCTCTAAACGCATCTGGATTTAGAAATGCTGCATTTACTCAAGATGATTTGGGTTATGTAACTCATATTATTCCACCAAAAGAACTTCCAATTCCAGAGAATGCCATTGAATTTGATGCGATTGATATTGAAACAACGGTAGGAATTGCAACAACAAATGAGCGTCTTTATCTTTATAATCAAAAGAACGCTGACATTCCACCTGAAAATGTATTAGAGGGATATAGAGTTGGCGCAAGAGAGCAAGATAATCTATTTGTTTTGATTCCATCTGGAGGAACATCTCTTGAGTTTAAATCACGCATTGTGATGCCAAATTCTCAAGCGACCTCTGAAAAAATATTTAATGTTGATCGGAGTCCATCTGGTATTAATAGCATTACCAGTAACACTCTGACATTAACTCAAGCACATACATTTGAAAATGCAGAGTCTGTTCGTGTATTAAGTGACAACGGCAGTTTACCTGACGGATTAGAGTCTAATATTGTTTACTATGCAATCACAAATAGCAATACCAACAGTGGACTGACGACTAATGTTAATATTAAACTTGCAAAAACACAAACGGATGCAGAGAACGGAAGTCCAATATCCATTAATAATCTTGGTGGATCATTAAAAGTTATCTCTAGAGTTTCTGATAAAAACTCTGGTGATATTGGTCACCCAGTTCAGTATGATTCTACATTAGGTCAGTGGTTTGTTAAAGTTTCCACTGCATCTACTGATAATCAAATCTATAATAATGTTGTCGTTGGTCTTGGCACTACATCACTAGGAAGCGCAACACCAAGATCATTTATCAAACGAAAGTCTGACACCAGAAATTCTGTTGATACGACCTATCGTTTAAGATATGTCATTCCATCCTCTAGTGGTGGCGCTGTCGGAAGACCTCCAAGTGATGCATTTATCATTCAAGAATCCAGCACATCTATTGGATCAACAGACTCTGAAGTGCAGACTTATTTTGGTTCAGGATCAATTACCAATCCAAATCAACAGAGAAACTTTAGATTTATTGCAAATACTCGTTGGGATTCAAACTCCGCACATATTTTATCAGAACTACCTCACGATTTAAAGACTGGTTCTCAAGTAGAATTAATTAATATTAAGAGTGGATTAAACACAACTGGTGTGGGTAATTCTGGTTTCAATGGCATCTTCCAAGTCACTGGCATCACAAGTGCAAGAGAGTTTGTTGTTGGTATTAATACCAATCCTGGAGAATTTCAAAATGATCTCTTAACAAGAGATACAAATCTTCCACGATTTAAAAGAACAAGATATGAAAGCACATATTATATTCAAAATATTCAACAGGTTCAACCTTATGTTAGTGGATCTCAAGATGGTATTTACTACTTAACAATTTTAAATTCATCTGTTTCTCCAACTGTTACGCCATTTACAGCAGATAAGTATTCTCAACCATTAGAAAATCTGTATCCTCAAGTTAATCGTGATACACCAATTGCTGACCCAGATCCATCATCCTCTTTTGCTCTCTCCAGCACAATCGGAAAAGTTGTTGTTAATGATGTAAAAAGTAGCATCACAAAAGAAACAATCAATAAGTTTATCTCCGATTTAGATGTTGGTATTGGTTTAACAAATGTCGTCACTAGTGTTGGCGGAACCGTTCATTTGATTCATAGCAGTATTGATCACGGACTTAATCGTGTCACTCAAGTCAGTATTGCAAGTAGTGGAGCTGGATATGGAACGGGTGTAAATGCAAATTATTACAATGCAAAATTAGTTGGTATTGGAACATCCACAACTGGATCTCATGCAACTGCAAAAGTCACAGTTGATGCTTCTGGTGGTATTACTAATATCTTAATTATGGATGGCGGTAGTGCGTATGGTATTGGCAATACAATGAATGTTGTGGGTATTGCAACCACAACTGGATATATATCTGCTGTCGTTCAGGTCACTGGAATTTATGATAATGTTGGTGATGTTATTCGTATTGCTGGCGTTACATCGGATACTTATAAACCATATAATACAGTCTATAGAATTACTGATGTTCAGGTGGGATCTGCGAAGAGTTTTGTGGTTGTTAGTGATCCATCCATCAGTGGTGTGATGACAACAGGAATTGGAACAATTCCGCTTTCAAACTCTGTTGCATATCTGACAGGTGAGGCTCTTCGCATCAACACATTTACATTTGATCCAACATCAGGTATCGCAACCGTTGTTACTTCTAATGCACACGGACTTAAAGTTAATAATAAAGTTAAAATTTCCACAGGTATTGCAACGATGCCTGTGTTTAATAATGATTTTATTGTCAGGCAAAGCGTCAATCTGAATACTTTTACTATTAATGTTGGTGTTGGTGCAACAACCTCTAGAGTTGCTACTGCGTCTTCAATGTTTGCTCTTCGTAATGGTCTGACATCAAACGACGGCACCATTACAGTTGAAGATGAAAGTCTGAACGGTAGAATGGTTCCAACTTATGCTGGAATTACCACAACCCTTGCACTCGCAGTCTCTGATGCTGTTACTACAGATATTAGATTAACAAACATCGCAAATCTAGGTGTTCAGGTTGGAGATTATTTTGCGATTGATGACGAAATTGTTCGCGTCAAAACAACTCCATCTAATCCTGCAACTAATCCAATTTCAGTTTTCCGTGCTGCTCTTGGAACCAGAGCCGTGTCACATATTACAGGGTCAGTTGTTCGCAAAGTCAAACCATATCCAATTGAATTAAGAAGACACTCTATTAACAGAGCATCTGGTCACACCTGGGAATATGTGGGTTACGGTCCTGGAAACTATTCCACTGCATTACCAGACAAACAAGATCGCTCTATTAATAAAACAGAAGAACTGCTTTCACAAACAACCAAAAAAGAAGGTGGGGTGAATTTCTTCACTGGTATGAATGATCGTGGTATTGCATATAGTGGTAATAAAAAGATTAGTTCTATTACCGGTCAAGAGGAGATCTTTGACACTCCAATCCGAACTGTAACAGGTGAGGACATCTCCACCAAAGCCTCAATCAATCTTGTTTCTGCAACAGAGGGAACATTTACACAATCTATTCGTGTTGATGGTGGTGACGAAGGAAAAGCAATCTCTGAATTCACCGGTCCCGTTGTCTTTACCAATAAAGTCACTTCATCATCTACAAGAGGTATTGAGGCAAATTCAATCTTCATTCAGGGTGAATCAACTGTTGCAAGAAAACACACCGTTGGAATTTCAACACCAGTCAATGCTGGAACTCCTGGTGATATTATCTACTATGAAAATCCAGAGCAAGGTAAATATGTTGGTTGGGTTTATACTCTTAACAAAGACTGGAAGAGATTTGGTAATGTCAGTCTGTCCAAAGATTCAAATGTCCATCTGTTTGACCAAGTTGGTATTGCAAGCACATCTCTTGGAACTTCTGTTCTTCGTGTAGGTGCAGGAACATCTCTCTTTGTTGTTGATCAAGATGGAGTTGGTATTGGAACGACTCCAAATGGTAAGAAACTTCGTGTTGTCGGTGGTCCAAGCGCAAGCACTATTGTTGCATTAGATGGTAATATTAGTGTTGGTGGAACGGTTACTTCAGCATTCTTCATAGGTGATGGTCAGGGACTGACAAACTTAAATGCAACAGCAACTGGATGGGCTCAAGTTGAGGCAGGACTCGGAACTGGAATTTATAATGTAGCACTATCTAATGTTGGTGTTGGTACATCTGTTCCGCACTATAATTTACATTTAGGACATCCTGGATTTGGTAGAACAGCACTTTATGTTCAGAACGGTGCAATCTTTAACAGTGATGTAACTGCCGCTCATATTAATGTGAGTGGTGCTTTAACTGCCACGACATATAGATTGGATAGTTCCTCTTCCAATATTAAAGCAGGTATTGTTACGACATCAACTTTAATTGTTGGAACATCAGGAACGGTCATTACAACCACATCATCACAGTTGGTTGGTATTGGAACACTATCTCCAAGAGCAAAATTAGATATTGAAGGTTCTGTTAAGTTCAAGACATATTCTGAGAATGTTGAAGAATTATCAATTTCAGGTGGAAATGTTAATGTTGATTTAGCAAAAGCACAAACATTTAATCTTAATGTTAATAGTGCAGTAAGTCAATTTACAGTTCTGAACCCACCAACAGGATCAACTACATTCACAATTAAGATCGTTCAGGGATCAACTGCATTTTCTGTTGGTATTGATACATTTAAGACCTCTGCTGGAGTGGGTCTAACAGTATATTGGCCTAGTGGTATTTTACCAGTTGTCACTTTAGTCGCTAATAAGATTGATATTTACTCATTTAAATCATTTGATGGTTGCAGCAGCCTCTTCGGTATTGTTGGAGGACAAAACTTCGCATGAGTAAACAGATTTGGCCTGATACTCCTACAAGTTTGGATCTTAATGGTCCAATCATGTCTATTGTTACTCAACCATCATCAACCACAGTAAATCACAGAGCAACTGCTACTTTTACTGGTCTCGCTACTGCGGTTTTCCCCACTGGAGTCACAGGAACTTTTGATGGTGTAATCGCCTATCAGTGGTATGATCAAACTGGTGCATTAGGAGTGTCTACACAATGGTCGGGACAAGCAACTAGCACTCTCACATTATCGGATACTGTCAGTCCAAACTTTAACGGCAAACAGTATTATTTTGTTGCGGAATATGTTCCTGCAAGTGTTGATGGAACAGGTAATGCAATCAATGAACCAGTTACATCCAACTCTGCAACACTAACAGTTCGTCCTGGAATGTCCATTGTAACGGAACCAAGTTCTACAACAGCAGTCATTAATAATAATGTTACATTGACCGCGCGTGGAATTTTAACGGATGAATCTCAAGGTGCAATTTCCTATCAATGGTCTGTCGGTGGATCAGCAG